ACGTTGCGGCGCACCGTGCGCCCAAAAAACAGGCCGCTTACGGGCACCAGCACGATGTAGAGGGCGGTTACAAAGCCAGCTTTGCCCGCGCTGGTCTCCTTGATGCCCAGCTGCTGGAGGCTGGAGCCCACGGCCAGCGCCACGCCGCAGCACACGCCGCCAATGAGCAGCGTTCGTTTGGCCGCGGGGGGCAGGTCGCGGTAGCGGCGCGGGGCTGCTGTGGGGCCGCCGCGCTTTTTCTCTAGCGTGTCCAAAAGGCGGATGCAGGGCAACAGCGCCAGCGCGGCCACCAGCATACGTGTAGCGTTGAAGGTGAAGGGGCCCATCGCGTCCATGGCCACATCCTGCGCCACGAAGGCAATACCCCAGATGAAGGCGGTCAACAGCAGCAGCAGGTTGGCGCGCAGGGCTTTGGTCATGGTATCGTCCTTTCGGGTGTCAAATGAAAAGGGCGCACCGCAGAGGCGCGCCGCGACGGCTGCCAATGGGCGGCGGGCCTTATTTTTGCAGGGTTTCGCCCGCGTCCAGCGCCATGATCTGGCCTACGCGGCGGGCATGGCGCTCGCCGTTGAAGGCGCCGGTCACAAACGTGCGCACCAGCAGCTTGGCCACCTCGCTGCCCACCACGCGCGCGCCGATGGCCAGCATGTTTGCGTCATTGTGCTCGCGGCTCATCAGCGCGGAATAGGGGTCCGAACAGATGACGCAGCGCACGCCGTGCACCTTGTTGGCCGCGATGCCGATGCCCACGCCCGTGCCGCACATGACGATGCCCAGCTGGCATTCCCCGCTTGCCACCGCGCGGGCTGCCAGCTCGCCGTAGACGGGGTAATCCACGCTGTCGTGGGTGAAGGTGCCAAAATCGTGATAGGGCAGGCCCAGCTCGGTGAGCGCGCCGATCACGTGGGGTTTGAGGTCGATACCGGCATGGTCGCAGGCGATGGCGATCATTGGATAACGCTTCCTTTCGGGGTGTGTTTGCCGGGCGGGGCGGCTTGCCTAGCGGTCAGTGAAGGCGATGCGGTTGAAGCCCGCCGCACGGGCGACCTCCACGCGCCGCATTACGGTGCGCGAGATATCGGAAACGCTCACGTCGCGGTTTTCGCTGAGCAGGTACACGCCCATGGCGACGTTCAGGCGGATGTCCTCATAGCCCATCAGGCGCAGGGCGGTCACGCGCTGGGTGAGTTCCACCAGCCGCTCGCGCAGCAGCAGGCGGGGGATGTTGTCCAGTACGATTGCGAAGGTGTTGGTGCCGTAGCGGGCCACAAAATCGCCACGGCGGCGGCTGACGTTGGCGGTGAGCAGCCGCCCGATGGCGATGATGGCCTCGTCCGCCACCTGATGGCCGAAGTGGCTGGCTACGTGCTCAAAGCCGTCCACGTCCAGCATGGCGACGGCTACATCGGTCTTGTTGAGCGCGGCCTTGTTGCACAGCAGGAAGAGCTTTTCATCATAGAACTGCTTGTTGAACAGCCCTGTGCCCGGGTCTAAATGCAATTGCGCGTTGAAGGCCGTGATGCGGCTGACGAACTCGTTGACCCCGTAGGCGCTGAGCAGCACGCGGTCGTTGACCTTGTTGACGATCTCCAGCGCCATGGTGCGCCCGTCCACCTCGATGGGCACGGATACGACGTAGAAGATATCGTTATCGACAAACTCATACTTGGTTTGCCGCTGGCCTTCCTGAATGGCGCGCAGGCTGATGCAGTTCATGCAGCGCTCGCGGCGGTTGTTCCACACGGCGTAGCAGCTGGTATCGGCATCCGCAGCGCCATCGCCGACGGGGGCCAGCAGGTGCTGCTCTACGGCGCGCACGGGCTCTACGACGCGCGCGATGTCAAAAAGCGCGCGCAGTTCGGTGAGGGCGCGCTCCAGCGCTTCGGTGGTGTATTTCTGGATCATTGGCCCACCCCCTTGCCGTGCGCGTCAGCTTGCATCGGGCATATACCAAAACATTATAGCACGGCAGACCCCGCATAAACAACATGGCGACGATGGAAAAGTTCGGAATCGCAACGCGGGAATGCGGTGGATTGATGATAAGTTCATAGTCATTGACAGCCGAGGTGGGCCGCTGCCAGCCACGCCGCCGGGCACAGACGGACACGCGGGCAGGGTATACTGGCAGCGTGGATAGGCGGGCGGGGCGGCGGAAGCGGCCAGCGCCCGCGCTATGCCACTTCCGCCCCACGCCGTGAGGCCGCCGAACGCAGACGGACGCGCGGGCGGGGTATACTGGCACCATGGATAGGCGGGCAGGGCGGCGGAAGCGGGCAGCGCCCACGACGTGCCACGTCCGGCCCACGCCGTGAGACCGCCGGACACAGACGGACGCGCGGGCGGGGTATACTGGCACCATGGAAACGTGGGCGGGGCGGCGCCGCCGCGGCAGGCCACAGGCGCTTGATGCGCTGCCCGTGGCGCGGCACAGCCCGCGCCGAAACATAACAGGGCCATGCCGACGGGCGCGCGCCGCCCGCGTTTCCAGCCGCCTGCAAAGCCGCGCCCCGCCTCAACAGGGGGGGCGCGGCTTTGCGCAAACAGCAAGCGTGAGGTGAGTGAGCGTGTGGCGACCGACTGGCTGAAGTTGAAAACCGAGTACCTGCAAACCGAAATAAGCCTGCGGGCGTTGGCGGAGAAGAACGGCGTAAGCGCGCGGCAGCTTGGCCGCGTGGCGGCGGGCGAAGGCTGGGCGGCGGCGCGGCGGGCAGGCCGCGGGCCGATGAAACCGGCGATGCCGGACACCAAACGGGCAAGCGGCGGCAAGGCTACCGGGGGTAAAAATCCGCCGCGCCGCGCCAAACCCGTCCTTGGCACCGTGGACGTTGGCGCGCCCGTTGCCAAGGCAAAGCGCGCAGGCCCGGCTGAACGCTCCGCGACAAAGCGCGGGGTCGCGCCGCCCGCCCGTGCCGAACCTGCCACCCCACCCGACCCGGACACGCTGGCCCGCCTGCGCGCCATCAGCGAGCAGCTGACCAGCCAGCTGGCCCTTGCGGCGGGCCAGTTGGACAAGCAGGTGCTCAAGCACCGGCGCAAGACGCGCGAGCTGGTCTATGAAAACGGCGAGCCGCGCGGCAAGCCCGTGGAAGAGACCGTGAATGAGCATTGCGAGCTGGAAATTGTGGATGTGCCCGTGAGCACCGAGGGGCTTAAACGCCTGTCGACAACGCTTAAAAACCTGAACGACATTGTCAAGGCGGGCGGGGGCGACGAGCAGAGCGTGGGCATGGTAGCCGCGCTGATGAAGAAGCTGGACGCGGAAGCCATGAAGGAGGATGCGTAAATGCCCTTCATGACGGAGAAGCAGCGGGCCTACCGCCAGCACGCAAACCGCGTGTGGAATGTGAAAACGGGCGCGACGCGCAGCGGCAAGACGTACGGCGACTACTTCCTGATACCCCGGCGGCTGCTGGCTGTGCATGGGCTGGCGGGGCTGAACCTGCTGCTGGGCAGCACGAAGGGGACACTTACGCGCAACCTGATCCAGCCGATGCAGCAGATCTACGGGTCGCGGCTGGTGGGGGACATCAGGAGCGACAACACGGCGACGCTATTTGGGGAAACATGCCATTGCCTGGGCGCGGACAGCGTGCGGCAGGTGAACCGCCTGCGCGGCAGCAGCGTGAAGTATTGCTACGGCGACGAGGTGACCATCTGGCACCCTGAGGTGTTCGAGATGCTTAAAAGCAGGCTGGACAAGGCATACAGCCGCTTCGACGGCACGTGCAACCCGGAGGGGCCTACGCACTGGTTCAAGAAGTTCTTGGACCAGAACGCGGCGGAGGTGTTCCAGCAGGCCTACGCCATCGACGACAACCCCTTCAACCCGCCCGAGGTGGTGGCGCGCATGAAGCGCGAGTACGCGGGCACAGTGTACTACGACCGCTACATTCTGGGGCGTTGGGTGGCGGCGGAGGGCGCGGTGTACCGCGTGTTTGCGGACGAGCCGGAGCGCTTTGCGCTGGATGCGGCGGCGGCGGAGCAACTGCCGCTGGCGACGGCCGCCGTGGGGGTGGACTTTGGGGGCAACGGCAGCGGGCACGCCTTTTGCTGCGTGGGGTTTGAAAAGGGCTTTCGCGGCATGGTGGTTTTGGCGGAGTGGTATCACAAAGGCGAGATCACCCCCGAACGGCTGGAGGCGGCGTTTGCGGACTTCGCGCGGCTGTGCCACACGCGGCACGGGGCGCGGGTTGCCTATTGCGACAGCGCGGAGCCCACGCTGATTTTGGGGCTGCGCGCGGCGCTGCAAAGGGAGCGCATCCCCGTGGAGGTGCGCAAAGCGCGCAAGAGCGCGGTGAACGGGCGCATCCGCTTCCTGTGCAGGCTGATAGCGGGCGGGCGTTTCCGCCTGTCGCGCGCCTGCCCGCACACACGTGCGGCGCTGCTGACCGCCGTGTGGGACGGGCGGCATACCACCGAGGATGTGCGGCTGGACAACGGCACCACGAACATCGACAGCATGGACGCGATGGAATATGCCTTTGAAGCGTACATGACCGAGATGCTCATGCTGGACGGGCAGACGTGAGCGGCGGGCGGGGCTCGCAAAGCCGCGTTTTGCGCTGCCCGGGACGAGGACACTCTACAAACGCGCATGGCATGCGTGATTATGGCACGGAGGCGGCGATATGGACAACGGCATCATCCTGCGCTATCTGGAGGCGCGCGGCTACCGCACACCGGCGGGGGCGCACGCCCGAAACCTGCAAACGTGGCTGGGCTGGTATCGCGGCTATGTGAGCGACTTTCACGACTACGCCATGCGCGTGGGCGCGGGGCGGCGCACGCTTTCGCGCTACCGGCTGGGCATGGCCAAGACCATCTGCGAGGACTACGCGTCGCTGCTGCTCAACGAGCGCGTGCGCATCGGCGCGGAGGGCTTTGCGGCGCTGCCCCAGATCCTTACGCGCAACGCGTTCATGGAGCGCGCCAACCGGCTGGTGGAGTGGGCCATGGCGCTGGGTACCGGCGCGCTGGTGGAGTTTTTGGACGCAAGCGGCCAACCTGCCATCGACTACATCCGGGGGGACCTGATTTTTCCCCTGCGGTGGGAGGGCGACCACATCACCGAGTGCGCGTTTGCCAGCAGCCGCGTGCTGGGCAACGGGCCGGACGCCGCCGAGGGCTACTATGTGCAGATCCATGCCCGCGAAGGCGAGGGCTATGTGATCCGCAACGCGTGGCTGGACGCGCAGGGCAACGAGCTGCCCGCGCCCGAGGGCGTGCAGGCGGTGTCCGCGCCCGCGCCGGTGCCGCTGTTTCAGATTGTGCGGCCAAACGTGGTGAACGCGCTGGAGCCGGATTCGCCCATGGGGATGAGCGTGTTCGGCATGGCCATCGACCAGTTGAAGGCCGCCGATTTGGTGTTTGACAGCTATGTGAACGAGTTTGTGCTGGGCAAGAAGCGCGTGCTGGTGCCCCAATCGCTGGCGGCCATCCAGATGCAGCAGGACGGGGCCATGCAGCCGGTGTTTGACCCCAGCGATGTGCTGATTTACGTCTACCAGCAAAGCGCGGACGGCGCGGACGACATCAAGCCCCTGGACATGACCCTGCGCGCTGCCGAGCACGAGGCGGGCCTGCAACGCATGATTGACCTGCTCTCCAAGAAGTGCGGGCTGGGCACGGGGCGCTACCGCTTTGAGGGGTCGGTGGCACGCACGGCCACGGAGGTCATCAGCGAGCAGAGCGACCTGTACCAGAGCCTCAAGCGCAACGAGAAGCCGCTGGAGCGGGCCATCCACGGCATGGTGGCGGCGCTGAGCTGGCTGTGCGGCGGGCCCAGCGACGTAAAAACCACCGTAGCCTTTGACGACAGCGTGATCGAGGATGCGGGCGCGGCGGCGGAGCGCAGCCTGCGGCTGGTGGCCGCGGGGCTGAAAAGCAAGAAGCGTGCGGTGATGGAGATCATGCGTGTGAGCGAGGCCGACGCGGAACAGATGCTGTGGGAAGTGGAACTGGAAAAGCAAACGGGCGTTTACGCGCCCGCGCCGCCCACAGCGGATGCGACGCTCGCGCGGAGCACACAAGACGAAGCCTTTCTGGGAGACTGACCGACATGGGTTGAACGCCGCCGCCGCGCAAGTGGGGGCGGCGTTGCCATACCGCGGGCGACGGCCCGAAGCGGGGTACAGGCGCGGGTGAGGGCTTGTGCGGCGGGGCTTTCCGCATCGCGCCGCATACACTTGCGCCCTGCCGCGTTTTGCTCAAACACGGAAACCACCGCCGACGGGCGCGAAACGGAGGGAAACGATGATGCAGAAAACGGAACCGACCCCCATGGCGGATAGGGCCGCCACGCCGGACAACCCCGAACCGCAGCCTGACCGCGAGCCGACCCCCGAACCGCAGCCTGACCGCGAGCCGACCCCCGAACCGCAGCTGACCGGCGGCGAATACACCGCCGGGGAACCATCGCCTGACGGGGCAGAACCGGCGGCGCAGAGCGGCACACAGACAACGCCGGACGCTCCGCTAGCGCCGCATGCCGCCGCCAATGAGGGCGGCCTGCCCGCGCCGGACGACCCTACCTTTGCCGAAACGTTGCTGCGCGCGGTGGACGAGCGCGTGCGCCGTGCCGAGAAAAGCGTGCTGCGATCTATCGCCGCGCAGAGCGGCATGGCGGAGGACGCGCTCACGCAGATGCTTACACAGGCGCGGGGCGCGGACGCGCAGGGCGGCGAGGCGGAGCAGCTGCGCGAGCGCGGCGAACTGCTGGGCAGGCGGCTGGCGGCTGCCGAGGTGCGCCGTATGGGAGCGGAAATGGGCCTTGTGGACGCGGAGATAGCGCTGACGCTGCTTGACCCCGCCGCGCTGGCCGTGAACGAGGCGGGCGAGGTGGCGGGTGTGCGGGATGCGCTTGCCGCCCTCAAAGCGGAAAAGGGCTACCTGTTTGCCCGCGCGGGCGGCGCGTGGGCCGAACGGCTGGGCGGCGGCCTTGCGCCGCTGACCGGCGTAGAGGAGGCCTTCTACCGCAAAAACCCCGCCCTGCGCAAGTAGCGCGGGACGGGTGCACAACAAAGGCAGGAACCATCGGCGACGAACGGCGCTCCGCAGGGCAACGCGGGCGGTAACCATCCGCCGCATGAACGGCGCAAGGCGCGCACAACCAACAACACAGGAGGGATGAACCATGGCGAACGAACTGCGGGAACAGTACAGTGAGCTGGTGCTCAAGAAGCTCAGGAGTGAGCTGACCCTTAAGGACGGCGTGGTGTTCAACAACGATTTTGACGGCGACCCCGTGGCCGGGGCGGTGAAAATCCCCACCCGCGAGGATGAGGTAGCCGCCGGTGACTACGACCGCGCGGCGGGCCTCGCGCCCAGCAGCGGCAGCACCGCGTATGTGACCCTGACCATCAACCGCGACAAGGCGGTGAACGAGATCATCGACGGGTATGAGGCCGCCGCCGTGCCCGACGGGCTGGTGGCCGAGCGGCTGGACAGCGCGGGCTATTCGCTGGGGCGCGCCTTGGACATGGACGGCGCGGCGGAGCTTCTGGCGGCGGGCACGCAGGTGGGCGCGCCGCTGCTGGATAAGGACAGCGTGTACGCCATTTTGGTGGCCCAGCGCACGCAGATGAGCAAGGATTACATCCCCGCAGCCGGGCGCTATGCCCTGTGCACGCCGGACGTGATCGCAGCCGTGGTGCGCAGCCCAGAGTTTACGCAGGCCATGAGCCTGGGCGACGAGGTGAAGCAGGCGGGCGCGATTGGGCGCATCGCGGGCTTCAACGTGATCGAGTTCAACGACGATACGGCAAACCTCGCGCTCATCTGCGGGCACCCGCGCTTTGCCACGCGCGTGAACGCCTGGCAGGCCCCCGTGCGGCTCCAGAGTTTGGAGGGCAGCGGCAAGTACATCGGCGCGAGCGCGGTGCAGGGCCGCATGGTGTTTGCCCACAAGGTGCTGCGCCAGAAGGGCGTGCGCTGCGTGTATGCCCCGCTGCCGGTCACGCTGGGCGCGGCGCAGGGCGCGGCGGCGGGCACAACAGTGCTTACGCTTGCCGACGCATCGGGCGCGACCAGCTACAAGTTTGTCAAGAACCCCGCCGCCCGCGCCCTGTACGGCGCTGCGCACAGCGGCACGGCGCTGGTGAGCGGCACCACGGAGATCGCCGCCGTTGCGGGCGACGCGGTGGAGGTCGTGGGCATCAAGACGGGCAAGGTGGTTTCGGCGGGCTACATCACGCTTACGGCCTCGGCCATCAAGGCGTAGGCCATGTGCGTGACGGCGGCCGAGTATACGGCCATCACGGGGGAGGTGCCGCCGGAGGATCTGGCGGCGTGCCTCACCCTGGCGCAGAACATGCTGGACGCGCGCACGCTGTGCTTCTACGCGGGGCGCGAAATGGCCTCGCTGCCGGGGCTGATCCAGCGCACGATGAAACATTTCTGCGCCTATCAGGCACAGGCGGTGAGCCTGGCGGGTGGCGTGGCGGGCGTGATGGAGCCGCCGCTGGCGGGCGGCACGCTTGGCAAGTTCAGCTTCAGCGCGGGGGTGGGCAGCAAGGCGTTCAGCCCCGCGGCGGCGGCGCTGCTGCCGTTGCTGGTCAGCTATGCGAAATGCGAGTAACGTGTCGGCCAAAGCCTTCTTTGGGAGGGGGATTGAGATCCCCCTCCCAACCGCCCCCTTGGGACGGCGAAGGGGAGGTAAGACGATGAACTTGGTTATCGTGACGCTCGCTCATAGCTGCGGGCGGGGGCGCGCGCTGCGGCGCGGGGTTGGACGAGTTGAGTCGATGGGGTGCGGGGCACGGTTGTTTTGAATGAACGTAGGAACGGGGGCGGTGGATGTGCGACCGATACCGCGCGCGATGCTCACGGGCAGCGCGATGCTGATGCAGGCGGCGGGCGACGGATACTTGGGCGAGATGCTCACGCCCGTGGCGGCGCTCTCGCGGGTGCATGTGGCCGCGGACGCGTTGCAGGAGCAGACGCGGGAGGACACGCGATCCGTGCGCACGGCGCTGCTTTTGTACGACGCGCGGCACAGCCGCCCCAAGGATGTGGTGTTTGCCGTGGGGCAACGCGTGCTGTTTGAAGGGGTCAACTACCGCGTGGCGGCGGTGGAGCAGCTTTTTGACGGGGCGCGGCTGCACCATGTGGAGGTTTCGCTGCGCGGGTAGGCGACGGCGGGCGATGCGGTCAAGACTGGCGGTGTGGTCAAGGCGGGCGGTACGGCCAAGGCGGGTTGTGCGGCCAAGGCGGGTTGTGCGGCCAAGGCAAGCGGTGCAGCCATGGCAAGCTATGCGGCCTAGGCGGGCGGTACGGTCAAGGCGGGCGTTGCGGCTGGACAAGGCGGAGGCCACGGATACGTCGGAATCAAGTGATGGCTGGGAAAAAGGGGGCGGCGTATGCTGCGGGTTGGGATGACGGTTGAAAGCGACGGCGGCGCGGCGCTGGCGCGCCTGCGGGCGGGCTGGCACGGGGGACTCTCCGGCCTGAGCGCGCTGGTGCTTGCGGATTGCGACCGCTACGTGCGCGATGATACGGGCAGGCTGCGCGCCAGCGCCCGCGTCGCCAGCGATCTGCCAAACGGCAGGCTTGCGTGGCGCGCGCCTTATGCGCGGCGGGTCTACTACACGGGCACGCCGTCGCAGGCGCACAACGCGCTGGCCAGCCTGCGCTGGTGCGAGCGGGCCAAGGCGGCGCACGCGGGCGCGTGGCGCGCGTATGCCGCCCATATGCTGGGAGGGGTTTGACATCGGCATTCAGACACAGGTGCTGGAAGCTTTGCGCCTGCTGGTGGCGCAGACGGGCGGGATGGCTGCGGACATCGGCGCGCTGCCTGCGGGCGAGGGGCTGGCGCTGGCCGTGACCACGGGGCGGGAGACAGGCGAAACGCTGGCGCAGGGCGTGACGGTGGTGCTGGACGTGGCGCTGACCATGAAGCATGGCGTGCAACAGACCGCGCTGGACACGCTGTGCCGCGTCCACGAGGCGCTGCGCAGGGCCGACCCATTGCCCGCAGGCGAGGGCTGGCAGGTGACGGCCATCCGCACGGGCGGCGCGCCGGGCTACCTGGACCGCGACGGCGATTTCTGGCTTTACGGCGGTGCGCTGGCCGTGGGATACGCGGCGGACTGATACGGTTTCCAATCAGCGCCGCTTCAGTATCACGGCGCTTTGATCCCGCGACTTCTTTCCCAAAGCGCCATGCGGCGCCGCTGCGCTTTTGTTTCCGCTTTTGCAACAGCATCAGATCGCTCGTGATTTTCAGCGCGTGCGAGCATTGAAATCGGATAACGCGGCGCAAAAACAACCCAAGGAGGTTATACCCATGAAGGTGACACGGAACCTGATCCGCGAGTATTACGGCATCCCCGCCGGAGACGCGTTTGCCTACCACTTCGTGAACGCGGGCTTTGTCAAGTGCAACGAAGAGAACAACCCCAAGGTGGACAAGGCCACGTTTGTGGGCGACGCCAACGCCACCTGCACCGTGACCGGCTATGAAAACGGCTGGCGCTACGAGGCGCAGTACGTGCAGGGCGACCCTGTCGTGGACGACCTGATTACCATCGCGCGCGGGCAGAAGACCGGCGCGGACTGCGAGCGCGCGTTGGTCAGCGTGGACATGACCGCCCCTGTGGCGGGGCAAAGCGGCGTATACGCCGCGCGGCTGGCGCTGATCGCCGTGGAGGCGGGCGCGCCCGCGGGCGACCCGCGCAGCGTGCTCAAGCTGGAAGGGCAGTTCCACCAGACGGGCAACCTGGCGAGCGGCGTGTTCGACGTAACGCAGCGCATCTTTACCGCCGCCTGAGCGCGGCGTATACGGCGGGGGCGCGGCGGGAGCCGCCCGCCCCGCGACGGAGGGCTACGGTATGCGGGAGATTGCGTTGCGCGTGGAAGAACCGACGGTATCCATCAACGGGCAGGCGTTTGCCCTGCGGCTTTCGGATGTGGAACTGTTCACCCGCGCGCAGGATGTGCTGGACGCGTGCGCGCGCCTGGGCGACGCGCCGGTGGATGCGGCACGGGTGCTGGCCGCGGCCCGCGACGTGACGGGTTTGCTGGAGGAAGCGCTGGGTACGGGCGCTGCGGCGCGCATCAGCGGCGGGCGGCCCGTGAGCCTGCCGCTGGCCATCGAGTGGCTGGCGGCGCTGGCGCAGGAGGCCGCCGCCCATTGTGCGGACGAGGCCCTTGCACAGGACGGGGCCTGTGGCTGAGCGCGCGCAGGATGCGCGGCCCGTGCCCGAAGGTGGCGGCGCGGCGGCGGAAGCCGATGGTGCCCACGGCTTGGGCGTATTTACGTTCTCGCTGTCGCGGCCTGTGGAGCAGGTGCTGCCGCGTGCGCTCATCAGCGCGGCGGACGGTAAGGCCTACCCGATTGACCCGGACTTCCGCACGGTGCTGGCATGCCTGCGGCGGCTGAACGACCCGGACATGGACGCGCTGGTCAAGCTCTTGTATCTGGGCAAGCGGTTCTTCCTTGGGCAGCCGCCCGCGGATATGGCGGCGCTGTTTACCGCGTTTACGGCGGGCGGGGCGGCGGCGGCGAGCGGCGAGCCGCCCCTGATGGACTTTGAGCAGGACGCGGAGGCGATTTATGCCTCGTTTCGGATGCAGTACGGCATCGACCTGCTGACAGCGGATCTGCACTGGCTCGCGTTTCGGGCGCTGCTGGCTGGGCTGGGCGAGGACACGCCGCTGGGTCTGCGCGTGCGCGTGCGCACCCTGCCGGACAGCCGCGTGGCCCCCGAGGACCGGGCGCAGCTTCACAGGTTGCGCGAGCACTTCGCCATTGCGCAGCGCGTGAGCGGGGCCGAGCAGGCGCTGTTGCGCGCGCTGGATGAAAAGCTGATGGCGGGCGAGGATCCCGCGGACGTTCTGGCTCAGTTGAAGCCCGACGCTGGCGGCTGAACCGCGTAAATGGGTTGCCCGTTCATCAATGCGTCCTACTATTTCAAATCCTTAATGCTTCATAGCGTGCGAGCGATTTTGGTCTATGCCCAGGAGCAGAGGCGAAGGCGTAGCGTTGCTAGGCGAGCCTTCGCGACGAAATCAGAGGCCAAAAGTGCCGCGAGATCGTAGCGTTACGGTTTTGAAATGGTATCAAAGCGCGAGCGATACGGTGCGGTGTTATGGCGCGGCAGCTACGGCACAGCGGGGCGACGTTCGGCTTTCACGGCGAAGCCATGAGAACAAAGCGCTGTGAGACGCAGGTGTCATGGGCAAAACAGAAACTGGGGTTGCGCGGTGCGCCGCGCGGCAAACGGAGCGAACGGGGCGCGCGCCGCATGGGCGATGCGCGGCCCGACAAAGGGGAGGGGCGATGCGGCATGGCGACGGGCGACGGGCAGGTGGTGTTCACCGTAGAGCTGGACGACAGCGCGTTTCAGGCGGGCATGGCGCGGCTCAACGCCGCGCTGGCCGGCATCGGCAGTGCGGTATATGCGGCGCTTGCGTTGGGCGCGGCGCAGGTGGCCGGTGCGTATGCGGCGGGCGGAGAATGGGCCGCGCGCATGGCGGCGGG